GGTACAATGCAGGTGCAACAGCTAAGATACTAGCTGATAGTAAAACAATAGAAATCTGGAACCCTGAGCCAGCAAATGTCATCCAGGGCCCTGATTTACGTACTTGATCGCGCTCTGCTTCTAATGCTCGGGCTTTAGCAAATAACTCTTTCTTACCCTCACCTGTTGCAGGCTCGCTCTCGTATCTATTAATTTTTGCAGTTAACTTATCTGCTTTATCAAATTGCTTTCTTTCAACTGCATCGTCTCTTGCCATTTCAGCAAGTGTCTGCTTAATAGACTTAGCTTGATAGAAAGCCCAGGTATCGTTTGCTTTAATAGTATTGTTCAATACTTTAGAACTATTGCCTGAAGCAATATAAGTATTAATAGCTAAAAGCGCAGCAAGTACAGTAATTAACCAGCCCGCTTTGTCTTTGATCTGAGCTTCACGTTCACTACGTGATAAAGGTTTCTTTTCTTCTGCCATTTATTCTTCTCCTAATTTTCCTAATTTAGCGATATAGTTATCCATCATATGATCGTATGCACCAAGGAATTTCTGACCCTTTGTATAAGCTTTTGCTCTACTACGAACCATGTCTTTTATTTGTTGCCACGGTGTTAGGTTTCTAAATGCCCCGTAGTAATTTAAATACATATGAGTTCCGTGATGAGCAAACCCCATTAACAGAAAAGGAACCTTGGTAACATCGTCACAGTTATTTTGTACTCTATAGTGTTTAACTGTTAGGCTGTTAACGTATTCTTTATTACCCACTCTAGGTGAGCCAAATGTTACTAATGCTATAACTTTTGACTGCATTCTACCCGAAGCAATTGTTGCCATTGCAGCACCAAGACTATGCCCTGTTACATAAAGGCTATCGATATTCGCAACAGCTTTTTCTATTGCAGGCCATAGCTTGTTGATTTCACCTTTAAAGCCCACGTGGATCTTACCTCCAATGGCTTCAATATTCTTACCAGCTTTTAAATCAGCTAATATGTCTGACGGTTCAGTAACTTCCGTACCTCTAAAACTTAATACATGACCCCCATCATTATTTTTAAGAAGATATGCTTGTGCATTATCAATATCAAAAAATTCAACAATGGTATGTCCGATGGCTTTAAACTTAGTCTTGGCTGTTTTTGGGTCTTCGTAGGTAATTGCAGCTATGTTAGCAAATACTAATAATTGTGTTTTTTCCATGATTATTCCTATGTTTAATTTTAATATTTATCAAGGTAAAAATTTACCTATCAAGCCATTAACTATTTTATCTGATAAGTCATCCGGTAAGAACTTTAGAAACCCTAAAAAGTATAATGCCACACATCCATAGATAAATATCTTTAAACACATATCAAAAGTTTTTTGGTATTCGTTCATCTTCCGCACCTATTACCTGTTTGACAAAATTGCATTAGTTCATATCCACCAATAAACAATATGAACAGGACAAAGGAACAAGCACCTATAATCATTGCCCATTCATTCAACTCTGCTTCTTTTTCTTTTCGCTTGCGCTCTTGAGCATTAAAAAGTCTTATTTCTTGTGCGTCGTCTGCATCCATTTCTGCTTGCTTAGCTTTAGCTTTATTCCACACGTCAATCTTACCAGCGGCCATGAAGAGCATCTTGAGTTCTTCCTCGAAAGCACGTGCTTGTTCTAATGCCATTTCAATTTGAAGGGCGGTTCCCATGTTGGATTTGCCACCTGTTTTCTTGGCCTCCATTAGAGCTTTAGTAGCAGTGCTTTTAGCGTCAAACATCTTGCCAATCATGGGAGCAAGAGACCCCAAATCGTTAGCAACTGCGCTGGCCTTTTTAACCATGCTTATTGCAGATTGTATGCCTGCAAGGGCTGTCATCGGATCTATCATTTTTGTTTACCTTTTTTTTCTTCTTTTCTCCACTCTAAACAAATCACTTTTCTATTATAGACATCTCCGACCCATGTCCATCTTACACATTCAGGTCTTTGAATGTACATATACATAGCAAGGGCAGTAGCAAACATTATTTATTTGCCAATGGGTTATCGATAGCTTTTTGAATTTTGCTATCCACTTCTTTCTTTAATCCTTCAACTTCTTTAGATATTTCTCTGCGGGCATCTGCCATTTCTTTACGAATGGCATTTACTTCGCCTCGAGCTTTATCCAAATCTTCACGTACATCTTTGCGAGCCTGGCGCATTTCTTGCTCCGTCTCTCTTTGTGCTTGTTTAACACTACGCTCTACCTGTTCTGTAACTGATTCATTACGACGAATATCATTCTTTAAGTCAGTCTTAATATCGCGAGTGTAGTCGGATGTTTTGGAACTGTTTTCTTCAATAACTGCTAATCGTTTATCAAATCCCGACAAGTCTGGCGCTTCGTATGATGCAATCTTTTTCTTCATACCTACGTAATCTTTATATACTTCAAACGTACCATACAACCCACCGAGAACAGATGACACAATAGTAGCAGCGACCATTAGTTTTGCCGGTGTAAATTCGTATCCGCCAATACTAATAACAGTATCTTTACTTGCATATTTCTTCACTGCTGCTTCTGCTTCGTCAATCTTAGCGTTGACGTTTTTTATTTCTTCCGACATTTTATTTCCTTTTTTATTTTTATGAAATTATAAAACATAACACTATGATTATCCCTGAAACTATTATGGATGCACACACTAAATTATAAATGCGTTCTCCCATTTTATTCTCCTAATTTATATTGTCGATTAACCATTTCTTGATGGAGTCTATCGCTACCCAAGCCTCTTAGTAATCTAACATTATCTGTAACTGTTTGATTTCTGTAAATTTCCTTTGGTGCATAAAATGCAACATCTGGCATCATAAAGAAATACTGCGAATAATTTGCGGGTTGTTTTGCAATTGATTCTATTGTTATATTCCCTGCCAACTCATTGTTATCTACATTTTTTACAACAGCACTATTTTGCTGAGAGTTATCATTTGTTTGCATTATAAATGGTCTTGCCTCCATTGCAGTTTCAACTACATTTCTATTTCCAAATTTTATACCTTCATTTGTAGGTGTGTCAATTTGAATTTGAGAGGTATAACGAATTGGCGTATTTAAGTTATATGATAATAATGGTGGTGCAATTGCTAAAGATAATTCTTGTCTTATAACCGGTGGTTGATATTGAACCGAGTTAACTATAGGTTGAGTATACAAATCTATCTTAGGTGGTTCATATTTAGGTGACTGTAAACTAAACTGATATCCCACATTTACATTATCTTGTTTTGCGGCCGCAGATGTATTTTGTTGGTTACTACCTGAAGAATTAGAAGTCTGTTGACTAGATGAACTACTTGCCATTGACTGTTCTAATCTGGAAGTATTTAATACAGTATTAGATTGCAGATTACCTTGCAATGCTACAGCGCCACTTTGCATAGGATTTGATAATGATTGTACACCTGATGTTTGAACTGAACTTGTTGCTTGTGAATTGCTTACGGCAATACTTTGAGATTGCGAATCCCCTGCAATTTTTTCAGCAGTTTGTTTTGCGGTTTCGCCAGCAGAGAATGCTTGTGCATCGGCCGCTTGTACTACAGACCTTTCCAATGCGGCAGTTTTTTCTTGATTTGAACCAATCATATTAAGAACTGACGATAGAGAAACTGTAGACTTTGAACCACCACCAGAATCCGACACTTCACCCACTTTCGTTTGTGTTGATGATGGTTGTGTAGTCGATGCCTGTTGAGTTGGGCCCGGAGGCAATGGACCATTTTGTTGTGATGATGAAGATTGTGTTGTATCTGGCGGAGGAGGTAATAAACTTCCGTATGTTCCAGTTGGTGAGATCAATACACTATCAACGAGTATTGTAGTTCCAACAGGTGTTGTTTCTGTTGTCAGCCCTGCCATTGTTGGTTGCGGTGCTAATTTAGCCAATGCATCAAAATAACCAGGACAAGTTGGACTACTCAAAATATTTGTTGCACATGGGTCTACAGAATACTTTAAACTAAAATTAACATTGTAAATTTCAGGACCATACGTGCCAGCCCAAAAGTTATTATCTCTACCCACAAAACCATACTGAACACTTCCCAAATCCTTAGATGCAAAGGGACTATTGAATGTTTCAGAATAATTGAATGTGGTCCAGTTGAACCTAGAATTCAAATCATAGTTTTTGTTGAATACAGTAGAACCTTTTGGATCATAGAAACTAACGTATGCAGTAAGATAGTCCATTCTTCCATCATCCCATCCATTTCCGTTCTTAGCAGTAAATCCAAAATTATATCCGTTTACTAAAAGACCGGTTCCACTGTTTGGTAGAACATTGGCAATTGCTTGCATTTGATATAAGTTTGTTGTGCCGTAAGAGAAGTTGATAACACCTCCAGGACGAACAGTAGGATTTGGTCCGCAGTTTCCAGAATCACCTGCACCCCAACAAGTTAATTGGTCTTGATAAACACCGCCAACCCAAGGCGTAGGGCCACCCTGAGGAGTATTCAATACAATATTCCCCGTAGTGTATACTTGAGTTGGGTCTAGTGTTTGCGCTTTACTTAAAAGCGGCGTGAACAATAATGCCAAGCAAAGAGCCGAAGCCAATGTTTTTAGCAGTTTCATATTTGTCTTCTTTAGGTCGTTGTGGGATTTTATCTTTATTATCTTCCCATGTAAGTTTAGCCTGTTCGCCAATCTTACCCTCAATAGGACAAGGGGTTCCTGCATTTAACATTGCGTTAAACACACGCTCATCCTGACACATGACTGCTACTGCAGCAACTTTCATTCCCATATCATAAAGGGTTTTAGAAAGTTTTAATCTTTCACAATTTAAATCTCGCAGTGTACCGCCGGATGATACACCAAATACTTGTGTTTGAACTGATCCAGCTGATCCTGTTGTGCATAAATCATTGTTACCTCCGCTCATCATTGAGGGCGCAACTGCTGTAGGCGGGGGTTGAATTACTCTTTGTGTAATAAGAGTTTCGTTTTTATTAATGTTAGTTACTTCGCCAGAATTTATGTTCTGATTAATGTTTGCATTTTGATTGACATTATTGTTCGTATTAACACTTTGCGATGTAGATGTACTAATATTACGATTTGTCATATCGCCAGTGTTGACATTGTTATTCTGATTTGTAGAAGTACTTACATTGTTATTCTGATTTGTAGATGCACTTACATTATTATTATTGTAAGTCATCGTACCTGTATTTTCGTTTTTGTTAATGTTGGTAGATGTACTAACACTATTGTTATTGTTATTGAAAGTCTGTGTACCGCTATTTACATTATAGTTTGTATTTGTATTTGATGACGTAGATGAATTTTGATTAATATTCGTCATCGTTCCGCTATTAATATTATTATTAGTATTAACATTGGTACTGGTACTTGCATTGGTGTTTTGGTTAATATTCGTTAGCGTACCGCTTTGAATATTATTGTTAGTGTTGACGTTATTATTTGAGCTGGTGCTTGTATTGACGTTATTATTGTTGTTCGTCATTGTACCAGAATTGACGTTGTTATTATTATACGTCATTGTACCAGAATTGACGTTGTTATTATTAAACGTCTGCGTACCGCTATTTATGTTATTATTTGTATTAACATTGGTACTTGTGCTAGTACTTGCGTTGTTGTTATTGTTAGTATTTGTAGATGTACTATTTACAGTAGATGTGCTTGTTGCATTACTGTTACTTGTAGAATTGCTATTACTGTTAACTGTACTAACACTATTTGAAGTACTGTTGGTGTCTACTAATGACTTACTGTCGTAAGTTCCTTGATTAATTAGACTTGTAGTTCCAGTTGTTGTCCCTCCTGTTGTGCTAGAGGTTCCGCTTGTCGTTTGAGCTGATATGCTTCCAAACATCATAACAAAAAGTGCCAATGCGGCAATCTTTCTGTCGAACATTTTTTCTCCTTTTGATTAATATATTATATATTCGGTCATCTTGATGCATAATTTTATTGACATTTCATTGGTTTTACTATATAATGATACAATTATTTATAATGTCTAAGAAAGTTTTTAATGAAGTTTTATACAAACGTGAATCAGTATGGCAATCGGATTCTAGTTCGGGGCGTAAATAATGGTAAAACGGTTCAAGATAAGATTGAATTTAAGCCAAGTCTTTATACGAAATCCCAGAAACAAACTCAGCATAAGTCGTTATTCGGAGATTTTCTTGAGGAAATCGAGTTCGCAGATATAAATGACGCCAAAGATTACGTCAGTCGTTATAAGGAAGTTGAGAATTTCCCTATTTTCGGTAACACAAATTACGCTTATCAGTATATTACAAAGACGTTTCCTGGCGAAGTAGAGTTCGATATTTCACAGATTAAAATTTGGTCATTGGATATTGAGACATCTGCAGAACTTGGATTTCCCGATGTTCGCGATCCAAAAGAAGAATTATTATTAATTACGATTCAAGATGCAAATACTAAAGAACTTGTCACATTTGGAACAAAACACTTCAATGTAACAAAAGATAATCATACTTATATTCAATGTCGGGATGAGTATGATCTATTACAGAAGTTTGTTCTATATACTCAGGAAAATTGCCCCCATATCTTAACAGGTTGGAACTTAGAGTTTTTCGATATTCCATATTTGTGTTCTCGTATTGCCCGTATTCTTGGAGATGAGTATGTTCGTAAACTATCACCCTGGGGTGTAGTGAAGGCAAAAGAGTTTACCCGTATGAATCGTACAGAACTAACATACGATATTCTGGGTGTAGCAATTTTAGACTATCTTGATCTATATAAGAAGTTTACATATTCTGCGCAAGAATCATATAAGTTGGATCACATTGCCAAAGTAGAACTCGGTAAAGAAAAGTTATCGTATGCAGAATATACTTCATTCCGAGACTTTTACAAAAATGATTGGCAAAAGTTCGTTGAGTATAACGTGATTGACGTGGAGCTCGTTGACCAACTTGAAGATAAGATGAAGTTGATTGAGCTGATTCTTACTATGGCGTATGATGCTAAGTGTAATTATGTAGATGTATTCTCAGCTGTAAGAACTTGGGATTGCATCTTGTGGAATCACTTGTGGAATAAGAACATTGTTGTTCATCAGAGAGAAGGATTGCCTAGCAGACCTATTGTAGGTGCGTTTGTTCAAGAACCAAAACCTGGACAATATGATTGGGTAGTATCATTTGATGCTACAAGTCTGTATCCAAGTATTATTATGCAGTATAATTTGTCTCCAGAAACACAGGTCAAACGAGAAACAAAGAATACTACAGTTGAACAATTGCTACAGAACAAATATAATTTAGATGATCTAAAAGAAAAGAACTTGTGTATGTCGGCAAATGGGTTCTGTTACACTAGAGAAAAGCAAGGCCTGTTCCCTGAGATTGTACAGAAGTTATTCGATGATCGACAAAAGTATAAGAAGCTTATGTTGGCTGCTCAATCTAAATATGAGGAAACAAAAGATAAGAAGTGGCAAAAAGAGATTGCAAAGTTTAATAACTTTCAGATGGCTCGTAAGATTCAATTGAACTCGTTGTTTGGGGCATGGGGCAATGAGTTTTTCCGATTCTATGATGCCAACATTGCTGAAGGCATTACTATGTCGGGTCAGTATATTATTCAGACAGTGGGCGCAGCTTTGGATGAATACTTAAATAAAGTGTGCGGCACAACAGATCGCGTATATTCATTCTATTCAGATACAGATGCTTGTTATATTACACTTGATCCATTGGTTCAAAAGTTCTATAAAGATCAACCAAAAGAAAAGATTGTTGAAATTCTAGATAAAATTTGTAATGAGAAGATTGAAAAGGCAATTAACAAGGCCTGCGATGGACTTGCAGATTATACTAATGCGTTTGAAACAAAGATTTATTTTAAGCGTGAGGTTATTGCAGATCGAGGTATTTGGGTTGCTAAGAAACGATATGCTTTGAATGTCTATAACAATGAAGGTGTTCAATATAAAGAGCCAAAGTTAAAGGTCATGGGATTGGAGATTGTTAGATCTTCTACACCTGAACCTGTTCGTGATGCTTTAAAGGCAGCAGTAAAATTGGCATTGACTGGAACAGAACAACAGCTACAAGATTATATTAGAGAGTTCGAATCTAAGTATCGTAAGATGACACCCGAGTTGATTGCGTTTCCTAGAGGTGTAAATGGAGTCGATAAATATACAGACAAAGGTAGCATTTATAAACAAGGTACACCTATGCACGTTCGTGGTGCTCTGTTGTACAACTTCTATCTAAAAGAAAAACAAATCGATAAAAAGTATGAACTTATAAATGAAGGCGATAAGATCAAATTCATTTACTTGAAAGAACCAAACTTGATTAAAGAAAATGTTATTGCCTTTATCAATGTTATTCCCGAAGAGTTCAATTTGAAGCAGTATGTAGATTATGACATTATGTTTGAGAAATCATTTCTTGAACCATTAACAACAATTTTAAATGGTGTGGGTTGGTCTGCAAAACCACAAGCAACATTGGAAGGATTATTTGCATGAAAAAACTATTTGCTATTATATTAGCCGCAGTAACGGTTACAGCGCAGTCAGCAGAAATTACAGGGGCGGGAGCAACATTTCCAATGCCTATCTATTCTAAATGGGCAGAAGGATATAAGAAAGCCACCGGCCACAGTTTGAATTATCAGAGTATCGGCAGTTCAGGTGGCATTAGACAAATCAACGCAAAGACAGTAGACTTTGGTGCAACTGACGCACCTGTGTCAGGTGAGAACTTAGACAAGAACGGACAGGTTCAGTTCCCAGCAATCATTGGCGGAACAGTTCCTGTAGTTAACTTAGACGGTATCAAGCCTGGTGAACTAAAAATTACAGGACCTGTAATGGCTGAAGTATTCATGGGTACTATTGCTAAATGGAATGATCCTAAGTTAGTATCATTAAACCCAGGTAAGGCATTACCAGATGCACCAATCACTATTGTTCATCGTGCGGATGGTTCAGGCACAACATTTAACTGGACAGACTATCTTGCTACAGTAAGTCCTGAGTGGCTAGCTAAAGTAGGTCGTGGTGCCGCAGTTAAATGGCCGTCACCAAATTCAGTAGGGGGTAAAGGCAATGAAGGTGTTGCTGCTAACGTAAATCGTATCAAAGGTAGTATTGGTTATGTAGAGTATGCTTATGTTAAGAAGAACAACATGGTATTCTTACAACTACAAAACAAGAGTGGCAAGTATGTTAGTCCAGATGACTTAACATTTGCTGCCGCTGCCGATGGTGCTGATTGGTTCAGTGTTCCTGGTATGGGATTAAGTATTGTGGATCAAAAGAATCCTAATGCTTGGCCGGTGAGTTCTGCAAGTTTCATCATTATGTACAAAGAGCCAAAGAGCAAAGCTACCAGTGATGAAGTATTAAAGTTCTTTGACTGGGCATTCAAGAATGGCAAGAAAGATGCCGTAGATTTAGATTATGTTCCATTGCCGGACACATTGACGAAACAGATTCGTGAACGCGTTTGGACACAAATTAAATAAAATAAAAGGATTATTCAAATGAAAAAAATATTACTAACATTCGCATTACTAGTTTGTGCCTCTTTAGCTTATGCACAAAAAACACCTCAGGGCGTACTATATGATGCAAAAATTATAAGAGTGACTGATGGTGATACTGTAGTTATTGCCGCACCCTATTTGCCGCCACCGTTAAAACCTGAAATTGCTGTTCGAGTATTTGGGGTGGATACACCTGAAAAGAGTTTTAGAGCACAATGTGAGTCTGAAAAACAAAGAGGCGAGGCAGCTAGTGTATTCACTAAAAATGCAATAAATTCTACTCAGAAACATCAAGTTATGTTATACGGCTGGGATAAGTTTGGAGGCCGTGTTTTAGGCGATATGATTTTAAATGGAGTAAGTTTAAGAGCAGAATTAATTAAAAATGGATTTGCTCGAGAGTATTTCGGAGATGCAAAACAAAGTTGGTGTAACTAATTTTAAGGATATATTATGACAACAGGTGTATTATTTCACATGCTAGGATTAGGCGATCACATATCTTATAATGGTATGGCTCGCCGAATGGTTAATGAAAAACGAATGGATGTTCTATATGTACTAGCATGGCACCAATATGCCCAATCTGTTGCACATATGTTTAGCGATGATCCGAGAATTAGAGTTGTAGCAATCGGGTCTGGGATGGAGTATATTCATTCCAGACAAGTTATCTCACAAGTTAATCCAGACTACATTTATATTCTTGGTCACGCAGTTTTGCCTGGGCAACCATTTGATGATTTAGCAAGACCGGATGCCAAATACTATCAAGAATCTTGGGCTTCGATGTCATCTAGATTCCCAGGCGGACACGAATGTTATTATAACTCAATTGAAATGGATTGGAAGCATCGGTTTACATCTTTCCATTATCCTAGAAATATGCAGGAAGAGAATCGATTATTCAATAAACTCAATCCAGATCATAAAGAATATGTGTTTGTTCAAGATGATCCGAGCAGAGGGTTTTCTTTTGATAAAGAAAAAGTATTGTCCTTAGTCGGTAAAGATGTTATAATAATTAATAACGACAAAACGGAAAATCTATTCCACTATGGATTGTTAATTCAAAATGCTAAGCAAGTGCATTTAATGGAATCATCTTTTAGATGTTTTGTTGAAACTCTACCAACTGAAGGTGTTGAGTTTTATTTACATCACTATATTAGAAATAGTGAGAGATTAGTTTATGATGGAAAGATATGTCCGAGGGAAACACGAAAACCTTGGCAAGTGATTTTATAAGGAAACAATATGTCATTACTCGAAAAATTAAAAAAGAACTCTACAATTAAAGAAACTGAAATTTTAAACAAGTCTAAGTTCTTCGCAAAGAAGGATATGATTCAGACTTCAGTTCCAATGATGAATGTAGCATTGTCAGGTTCACTTGAAGGTGGATTGACACCTGGACTTACAGTATTTGCAGGTCCATCTAAGCACTTTAAAACAGCATTCTCATTGTTGCTTGCTAAAGCATACACCGACAAATATCCCGATGCTGTTGTTTTATTCTATGACTCAGAGTTTGGTTCACCTCAAGCATACTTTGATAACTTTGGTATTGATACTGGTCGTATTCTCCATACTCCTATTACAGACATTGAACAATTAAAGTTTGATCTAATGTCTCAAATTAATAACATTGAACGCGGTGAGCATATCATTATTGTTATTGACTCTGTAGGTAACTTGGCTTCTAAGAAAGAAGTTGATGATGCGCTTGAAGGTAAGTCTGTTGCAGATATGACTCGTGCTAAACAGATGAAATCGTTATTTAGAATGGTAACACCGCATTTGACTATTAAAGATATTCCAATGGTTGTTGTTAATCATACGTATTCTGAAATTGGTTTGTTCCCTAAACAAATTGTTTCAGGCGGCACTGGATTGTATTATTCTGCAGATAACATCTTTATTATTGGTCGTCAGCAAGAAAAAGAAGGCACAGAAGTTGTTGGTTATAACTTTATTGTTAATGTTGAGAAGTCTAGATTTGTTCGAGAGAAGTCTAAGATTCCGGTTGAAGTAACATTTGAAGGTGGTATTAGCAAATGGTCTGGTCTGTTAGATGTAGCCATTGCAGGTGGATTTGTTATTAAACCATCTAACGGTTGGTACTCAGCAGTTAATAAAGAATCAGGAGAAGTATCTGATAAGAAATTTAGACTCAAAGATACATACACTAAAGAGTTTTGGTTGCCTATTATTACATCGCAACTATTCAGAACATACATCGAAGATAGCTATCGTATGGCAGGTGGGGAGATGTTAGGTAGAAGTTTTGATGATGCAGAAATAGATGAGGAGTTTAACAATGCCAGTGAAGTATAAACCTTGGTCAATTCAAAATGAAAAAACTGATTTATGGGGCTTCGAACTTTTGGAAGGTGAGTTTGCCGGAACAACCATTGCAATTACTTCCCTCTCGATGGAAAATAGTGATGACGGGACAATCGCACTCGACTTCACAGTTTTTAAACAACCAGAAGACAGAGAAATAGATACGCAATCTGATAGTTTTAATGAAACCCTTAATGGGGTAGTGAATGATATTTTGACAAAGGCTATTAATGAATTCAAAAATCGAGACAGTAATTCTTCAAAATCTGATAAATGATGATGAATATATGAGAAAAGTAATCCCGTTCTTAAAGCGGGAATATTTTATTGACAACAATGAAAAGATAATTTACGATAGAATTAAAGATTTTATAGATCAATATAATGCAGTACCGAACAAAGATGCTTTGGTTATTGCGGTTCAAAACGATAAGAATCTAACAGAAGATCAATATAAAGAGATTGTAGACACAGTTAACTTACTTGATCCAACTGAACATAACCGGGATTGGTTATATAAAGAAACAGAGAAGTTCTGTAAAGACAAAGCAATTTATAATGCAATCCTCTCATCCATTGCTATTATTGATGGTAGAGACAAGGGAAAGTCTGAAGATGGAATCCCTTCATTATTGCAAGAAGCGCTAGGAGTGTGTTTCGACAACAATGTTGGACATGATTATTTACAAAGTGCCGAATCTAGATATGAGTTTTATCATCGTGTAGAATCTCGCACACCATTTGATTTAGAATACTTTAACAAAATTACTAATGGCGGATTGCCTAACAAGACATTGAATGTTGTTCTTGCAGGTACAGGTGTTGGTAAGTCTTTGTTTATGTGTCATGTAGCAGCATCTACTTTATCTCAAGGTAAGAATGTTTTGTATATTACTCTTGAGATGGCTGAAGAAAGAATTGCAGAACGTATTGATGCAAACTTAATGAACATTACTATGGATCAGTTGAAAGATTTGCCGAAGTCTATGTTTGAATCCCGTATTGAAAAGATTCGTAACAAGACTGAAGGCAATCTAATCATTAAAGAATATCCTACAGCAGGTGCGCACGTAGGTCACTTTAAAGCATTGTTAAATGAATTACAATTGAAAAAACAATTTAAACCAGCAATGATTATCATTGACTATTTGAACATTTGTGCTAGCTCAAGATTCAAAGCAGGTTCAAATATTAATTCTTATACTTTGATTAAGTCTATTGCTGAAGAACTTCGTGGATTGGCGGTTGAAGAGAATGTGCCTATTCTATCAGCTACACAGACAACTCGAGGTGGTTATGGAAACACAGACGTTGAACTAACAGATACATCTGAATCGTTTGGTTTGCCTGCAACAGTTGACTTTATGTTTGCTTTGATTTCGACTGAAGAACTTGAGCAATTGAATCAACTTATGGTCAAGCAGTTGAAGAATCGATATAATGATCCAACCGCAAATAAACGATTTATGATTGGTGTTGATAGAGCTAAGATGAAACTATATGATTTAGAACAATCTGCTCAAAAGGGTTTGACAGATGCTAATTTGGATATTGATAGGGTTGACAGACAACCTAAAAGCACTTATAATATGAATGATATTATAGGTAAAGGCAAACGAGACTTCTCGTCAATTAAGGTTTAAAATGAGAACATATTGGTCAAACACAAAAATTGCAGATTGGATTAGAGGCACAACAAAGCCTAAATCCGCAACTAGTGGCGGGTGGCATAAATGGGAAAAAGAAGCAAAAGAAACTCATCCAATTCGTTACTGGATTGTAGAAGAGGCATTTGACTCAATTCAGACATTTGTTCGTTTGCCAATTGATACTTTATACAATGTAAAATACTACATTAATAACCGTTGGGTCACTCGCACTCATAGCCTCACTGCTCATCCCCGCGACATTAAGCCCGGGCAATGGCAAGATGTTGGTAATCGTTTTTTGCCTTGTCTCTTTAATGAACTTGTAGACTTTGTTGAAGTAGAAACAGCTTGGCAACATATTGCATGGGATGATGATGCTTGTAAAAAATATAATCCTCCATTCTATGCTAAAGGTTGGTTCCGTTGGAGAACATGGCGCAGTGCTCAAGCAGGCCTAGATCATCTTGATTGGGCAGCATCTCTCGATAACTCAGAATATGCCGAAGAAGGCGAAACAATTGAACCTACAAGTCAAGCAACATCTGCAAAAGAAATTAAAGAACTTTATTTATGGTGGACACAAACATATCGTAATCGTGTAGATCCTATGAAAGCTGGTGGATGGTCTGCATATTGTGAAAAACGCAGACAAAAAGCTGGTGGCGATCTATGGGGTCATGAGAATGAGACAGAAGAAGAACGAAAAGAATGTATGACTGCTCTAGATCTATCTCACAAAATTGAAGCAGAACATATGGCAGAAGATGAAGCAATGCTGATTCGCCTCATTAAAATTAGACAATCACTTTGGACTTGAGGAAATATATTAGGTATAAATAAAATTAGAGGAGGACACATAATGATTGTTTCCGTAAGAAATGCAAGAGATAGAACGCTGGTGTATTTGTTAAAATTAGCAGCTGAATCATTTGCAAAGAATTTAATGTCCCCTCAATTGTCTAAAAACATATCTATTAAAATTATTGTACGTGATAAGCTAGATGCCGGAGGCTTTTGCGAATACGAAGTTGATCGAGATGGCAATCCAAGAGAATTTATAATTGAACTATTAAGAACACGTAAAAAGATTAATATGTTCAAAGTGCTCGCACATGAAATGGTTCATGTGAAACAGCATGCCAAAGGCGAAGCTAAAGATAAGTTTAAAAAAGATAAGTATGTTACATTATGGTTTGGTGAGAAATACGATGATGACACATCCTATTGGGATCAACCTTGGGAAATAGAAGCATATGGTTTAGAAAACAGTCTTGTTGCAAAATTCCTAGTGGAACATGACCAGTTTAAAAATCTAAGGCAGAAACACGCAGATTGGTTTGCAGAGGAATTGACAAAAGAATAATTAAAAGGAGCGATACATGGAAAATATTACATTCACTCTATATGATCTAATACAATTAGGGCTAATGTTAGCAGCTTGTTTTGCATGCTACAAATGGGGACACAATAACGGCGTAGATGACGCAATCGATTTTTTTGAAGCAGAAGGAATTATTGAAAAAGAAAATGCTTAATTTTTAAGCAAATTTCACCCGTTGTACTAGAACAACACTTAGAACCCGAGCATTTGACTCGGGTTCTTTTTTCTGTTATAATAAGCACATGATAAAGAACTTTTCAATCGGATCAGAAGTCGAGATTCAAACTCGATGGAAGTCGAATATATTAGGTGAAGAATTTCAGGATAATATATTCAAGGGCAAAGTCGTTAATAATCCTAAATGGTTAGATAATGATTATGTCTCTGTATATACAGGTAATCCAGAATATCCTACATCTCATATTAATAAGCGATTTATCGTTGGATTTAATTTTCCGGATAATCGAGTAGAAACTCGTATATTCAAAGTTAAATCTAAATCGAAAGGACATATCTATAATGTCGTTTCGGATAATGGTATTGTTTCCTGCAGTTGTGTAGGATTTCAATTCCGCAGGACTTGCAAGCATGCAAATAAAGTTAAAGAATTTATCCAAAATGCTTGACAAGGTAGTCGAAAGGCTATATAATATGAATTGTGAAGTTGTTAATTTTTACATTTTTTGAAGGATCTTTATTATGAGTACATTCACAGTAGTCGGCGTTTCCACACAGTATGGCGTCACAAAAGTTCGTTTTGCTAATGACTTGGCATCACGCGTTAAACTCTTGTCTAAGGGTGGTCATTCACCTCTTGAGTTGATTGAGTTGCCTAAGGCAATGACCAAAGCAGAAGCTTGTCAACATCTTCTTGATGTAGGCGGTATCTTCAAGCAATGGGCGCCCCTCATTACAGAGACAATGGGTAAGAAACAAGGTACAGTTGTTAGCAAACCAGTTAAGACTAAAACAGCACCTGTAAAGGCAAAGGCAGTTGCTCCTAAGAAAGTAGCAGCACCTAAAGTAATCAAGGCAAAGGTTGTTGAAGACGACTTAGAACTTGAAGAATTGAAGCAGTTGGCAGAGTTGGAAGACGCGCCAATTTAATTTTAACAAAGCACCAGTAACACGGTGCCGAGATGTATAAATATTTTTATGGGAAATAATTTTAACCTTTTCTGTCAGCATCCGATACCGACTTCTTATATTAGAACGTCAGAACGCGTTGCAGACAAAAATTCATGGAGTGTGCTCCAGGGTTAAAATTTAAATTTTTCGTACAAGTTTATCTTAGAACCCTCGGCACTCCACAGTCCGAGGGTTTTCCTTTTGTGACATGCTTTAATACCCATATGCTTGACAAGGTTATTAAAAGATGTTATAATATAGTTTAAATAGATCGTTATTTAAGCTAAGTTCTTTAATAAATTAGCATACCATTGTATCCGGTTAGCTCAATAGTAGAGCACTCGACTGATAATCGAAAGACAGAGGAGCGTTACCTCTACTGGATACCAATTGTCCCGTTCGTCTAGAGGCCTAGGACATTACCCTTTCACGGTAAGTACACCAGTTCGAATCTGGTACGGGACGCCATTATTTTGTGCATTATCAAGTGTATAAAATAATGGTTACGCCTGGGTGGCAGAGTGGTCAAATGCAACGGATTGCAAATCCGTAAGATCGTCAGTTCAAATCTGACCCCAGGTTCCAAATAATGCTTGACACAAGTGTGTTAAGGTGTTATAATAAGACATAATTTAAAAATCCCGTTACTATTTTCGTTAAAATAGCGTTTGATTAGCGACAGAGATCCGGTGGCAGAAAACCGTTAGCGTGAGGATTAAAAATACCCTCGCAGGCTCTGATAGGCAGAATCTCACTGCACACAGACTTTGAATAAATGAGATGGACAGAGTAACCGCTCAATTAAGGGCTTGCGTGGAAGCAAGTAGCTTATCCCAAGTTGGTCTGTTAGTGTTAGCGGTAAGCACGCGAGCCTGTCACGCTTGTAGGAGGGATTCGAATTCCCTACAGACCGCCAAGTTATGGTCTTAGTCTATAAATGCATAAAGACAGTCTAAGTTAAATGGCACCTCAAAGTGGGACCAACCATTTTAAAACCCGCCGGAGTAACGTCTGGCTACTGTGACCCGCAGAAAGTGAAGTAAGTTCGTAACTTACGGGTGGTAGTCTTTAAACCGAAAGGCCGTTGGCAGCACGAGAGCGGTCCTTGTCGGGAAGCGGGTGGAAGGTACGCGTGAGGGATATGATAGCGTCATATTTTTCTGTACTATAATTACCGCCGGAGGACGCAGAGCATTTGCCTAGGTGACGGAATTGGTATACGTGTTGGTCTTAGAAGCCAAATTTTGAGAGTTCGAGTCTCTCCTTAGGCACCAATTTAAAATGTATTGCAAAAGTATATTTTAAATTGGGGGTGTAGCTCAGTTGGGAGAGCGGTTGCTTTGCAAGCAATAGGTCGCAGGTTCGATCCCTGTCTCCTCCACCATATAAATAATTCGGAGTGTAGCGCAGTCTGGTAGCGCACCTGGTTTGGGACCAGGGGGTCCAAGGTTCGAATCCTTGTACTCCGACCATTTTTTAACATAAGGAAAATTATGAACTCAACTGAAGACATCAAAACAAATCTCGAGGCATATCTTGCTGAGAACGATAAATTCGAAAAAGGTAATAGTGCTGCCGGGACTCGCGCCCGCAAGGCATTGGGTGAACTTGCAAAAGCTGTAAAAGCTAGACGCAACGAAATCACTGCAGAAAAGAACGCACGCAAAGAAGCGAAAGCGTAATTTTTATTGGCCTATAGCTCAGTTGGTAGAGCACTTGACTGTTAATCAAGTTGTCCCTGGTTCGAGCCCAGGTTGGCCAGCCATTGGAGGTGCCGCCGTAATGGTATGGCAGGAGACTGTAAATCTTCCGACTTATGTCACAACAGGTTCGATCCCTGTCACCTCCACCAATCGCATCGTTAACTCAGTTGGTAGAGTTCCTGCCTTACACGCAGGCTGTCGGGAGTTCGAGTCTCTCACGATGCACCAAATTTTTTAGAAAGATTATATGAACTATAAACCTCTGCATGATAAAGTATTAGTAATTGAAAATGAAAAGCCAAAAGAAACCGAAAGCGGTATTTTTGTAGGCGAAGCCCGTATGGATGATAACACAAGAGCGGGGACTGTTCTTGCGATTGGTCCAGAAGTTACTGAGGTTAAAGTTGGAGATATTGTTTACCCAATGTGGACAAAATCTAAAGTCGTAAAAGAAGGCGACCTATTCATGGGAATTATTTCCCAAGAAGATATTCTTGCAGTACAAGAATAAAATTAGCTGGCGTTAGTATAACGGATAATACAGCTGCCTTCTAAGCAGTCAATAGAGGTTCGATTCCTCTACGCCGGACCAAACACAGGCGGGGTTGGAGTAATGGTAACTCAACAGACTTTGACTCTGTCGTTCCTGGTTCGAGTCCAGGGCCCTGTTCCATTTTTAGGAGAAAGTAATGAAACTTAAGATGATCGTCAAGCAACGTAATCGCTTCGTTGCTTTGGCATTACAACGCAAAGCGGGAGTCCATCGTAAAAGCAACAAAGCTTTGCGAAGGCAACATAATGCGAGTATAGCTCAGTTGGTAGAGCAGTAGACTTTTAATCTATTGGTCGTGGGTTCGAATCCCCCTACTCGTACCATATAAAAGCACTCTTGTCAGCACTGTGGGAAGCGCAGATAGACAATACTAGAACAAGGTTCGAATCCAAACAAGAGTGTTTCTATATGGTGTAGTTATTAAGGTTAATATGTTTTTGTTTAAAAGAAAAAAATTAGTAGTAGATTGTTTTGTCAATATTCCTGCGGTTTACGAATTATTTAAAATTGATAAAGCAAACAAATTTATTCCTAATGAATGGAAATCATTGCCTGCCTTTGAAGAATTAAAAGCAGACGCAAACCCCAGAACAAATATGACGGTGTCTGTAAGCACAGCAAAAAGATGTTATGCGTTAGGCAACTTGTTTAGCACAGGTTTTATTCTGCCATCCTGGAGCGATTTTGGTATTGAAGTATTGCATGACGGAACATACAATATTGTAGATCCAATGCAAACAATGCAACAAGACACATCATCGCATCCATCTTGGATGTATTGGGATAATTTATACAAAGGATATCAACATATCAAGCTTCGTAGTCCATGGTTGATACGTGAAAAGTCTGGTGTTAATTTTTCTTGGAATCAAGTTGATTATCAAAACACCGAAAGATATACGAACGTGCATATTTTGTCAGGGGTAGTAGACTACCAGACACAACATGACACACACGTTAATATGTTTGTAAAACAAGGTTCTGTCACAAATTTTAAAGCAGGCGAACCTTTGGTACAACTTATTCCTATCACAGAATCTGATGTTGACATTAAATGTCATCTTATTTCAGATCAGGAATATGGAGATATGACAAGATCGTATGGACAGAAAGTTATGTGGTACGGTCAACACCGAGAGCTGTCAAGGGCAAAAAAAGAATCAAACTGCCCATTCGGCTTTAAGTCAAAGATATAAAGAACAATGCAGATGTTAGTTTAGTGGTAAAACCGCGGGTTGTGATTCCGCTATCATGAGTTCGATCCTCATACTTCTGCCCAATGGGTTGGGATATTTTAATTGGTTAAAAACGGGGATGTATATGCCGCGTAATGTGAGTTCGACTCTCACTCCCACCCACCAATAATTTCGGAAACGTGGTCGAGTGGTCTATGGCTCTAGTCTTGAAAACTAGCGATCCGAAAGGGTCCGTGAGTTCGAATCTCACCGTTTCCTCCAGATCGGAAAGTGGGCAGGATGGTAATGCAGCAGATTGCTAATCTGTCATCGGATTAAACCGGTGAGTGGGTTCGACTCCCACACTTTCCACCATATTAATGCCAGCGAGACTGGGTAGTCAGAGAGGTCTTATACACCTTTTAGCGCCAGATTAGCGTTCTTGAGAGAGTTCGAGTCTCTCCGCTGGTACCGGTAATGTAGCATAATGGTAGTGCACCGCCTTCATACGGCGCAAGGTGTAAGTTCGACTCTTACCATTACCACCATATATAATAATATCCGCCCGTAGCTCAATTGGATTAGAGCACTTGGCTACGAACCAAGAGGTTAGGGATTCGAATTCTCTCGGGCGGTCCAACTTTACAGGAGTGTGCAAAATGTCAGGAAAAGGCAGTAAACAGCGTCCAACAAATTTAGAAGAATTTCATGCTAATTATGACGCAATCTTTAAACAAGAAGATAAAACAGAACAAGTTCTTACAGAAGTTGTAAGATTTAATGAAGATAATAACTTATATGAAGTAGATCAATTGCCGAAAAATTTGATCAATGAATGATTCTCCCTAGTGTAATGGCAGCACGACGGTCTCCAAAACCGTTAGTAAGAGTTCGAGTCTCTTGGGGGATGCCAATGCGGGTGAAGTGTTTTTGGCTACACGTCTGCCTTCCAAGCAGAAATAGACGAGTTCGACTCTCGCCTCCCGCTCCATTAAGGTGTATTATGAGAAAAATCAATATTGCAGAAGTAAAGTCTTTTATCCAAGCTCAGTCCCCCGAGACTAAAATCTATATCGGAGCAGACTCCGAACGATTAAAGCGTAATGGAAAATGGTATGCTGATTATACTCTTGCAATCGTAGTACACATCGATGGACGTCACGGTTGTAAGATATTTGGCGAGGTGCAAACCGAGCTAGACTATGACGCAAAAGCGGGGAGGCCTTCCATGCGTCTAATGAATGAAGTTTATAAAGTTGCAGAGTTGTACCACAAAATTGTGGATTGTATTGAGGATAAAGAAGTTGAAATCCATTTGGATATTAACCCAGATATCAAACATAACAGTTCTATTGTGATTCAACAAGCAGTTGGTTATATCAAAGGTACTTGTAATGTTGTACCTATGGTTAAGCCGCAAGCATTTGCAGCAACGTATTGTGCTGATAGATTAAAAGAAATTTTAGCATACCAGCAAGCAGCTTAAGAGTTGCCCGATTAGCTCAGTGGTAGAGCAACCGCCTTGTAAGCGGTAGGTCGTCAGTTCGAATCCGACATTGGGCACCAAAAATATTTTTATAAATAACGAAAATTATAAGGCATAATGTATAAATATGATTATAAGCCTATTCAATTTTCGCCGTGGACATAATCATGCTATACAGACCATCGAGTTTATCTGATCCAATATTAAACATAATCAAGGACGACCCTGTTCGTCCCGAGATTCCTGTAGACTTTAGAATTAGCGAAAATAGAGAAATATTAATTTTAATGAAAGATGATAAGCCGCAAGCAGTTGTTTGTGTTGCTTATATGGATGATATTCCCACATCTTGTTCTGAATTATTTAAAACTTCTACGGCACCATCTACTGTTATATTCTACACTATCTGGAGTTATTCTCCGGGTTCAGGGCGTGATCTTATATTCAAAGCAAGAAACGATATAGTTCAAAATAAACCACACATTAAACGGTTTGTTACTTTAAGTCCACCAACCGAAATGGCAAGACGTTTTCATATTAAAAACGGAGCAACCGAATTTAGAAAGAATTTGGATACCGTAAACTACGAATATGCTTGACACAATATAAATAATCTGTTATAATATGTTTTTAAGGTGACAATATGAGCGAACTTAATAAAGATCAAGCAGCAATTCTTCAGATTTTACAAGAAGAATGCGCAGAAGTAATTCAAGCAACATCGAAAGTATTTCGATTCGGATTGTTTGATACCCATCCAGATACCCCAAACAAAACAAATACACTCCATCTTGAAGAAGAATTAGGTGATGTTCTAGCAATGATTGATTTACTAGATTCTCATAAAGTTATTTCTTATAGTAATGTAGTTCAGTTTAAACAAAGAAAATTCGATAAGCTACGCACTTGGTCTGAAATCAATGTAGATTACAAGGGATAAACAAACGCGAGGGTGATGGAACGGTCTACATATCAGACTTAAAATCTGACGGCGCAAGCCTTGCGGGTTCGAATCCCGCCCCTCGTACCATTTTTTTAATAGAAACAACGCGCTTGTAGCTCAGTTGGTTAGAGCAGGGGACTCATAATCCCTTGGTCGTGGGTTCGAGTCCCTCCGAGCGCACCATTTAATAAAGGTAAATATGACAGCTAGATACACATCCCAAGCAGCAGTTGAAATGATTGGCAATCGATATGACTTGGTTCTTATTGCATCT